CAATTCTTTCTACGCTCAAACCAAGTGCGGTTGAATTGTATTGAATTTATCAAGGAACTACCAACGGACGACAAAAATCCGTTGGTGGTAAAAATCCAACCAATGACACGCTCGCTAGAGCAGAATTCAAAGCTACACGCACTACTAAGCGATATATCAAAGCAGTGCGAATTTAACGGAAAGAAAAGAGACATCGACACTTGGAAAATGATTATGGTATCAGCTCACAAAATCGCAACAGGTGGACATGCTGAAATGGTAATCGGGCTTGAGGGTGAAGTAATTAATCTGCGAGAAAGCACTGCTCAAATGAGCGTAAAAAGATTAGCAAGTCTTATCGAATATGTTCAATCGTGGGCGGTAGAGAACGATGTAATTCTTAGTGATGGCTGGAGGCACTAGACGAGAGAAGAAATAGCCTTAGCAGTAGTTCTTTTCGTGGTTGTATTTGTGATTATTTGTTTTATTGAGGGTGCGGACGATGAATGAGAAAGAATTGAAGATTTTAATTATTGCTTATGCCTGTGTTGTTGTCGGGACAATCTTAATCACTGGCAAATGGTGGTGATATGAACAAGAAACCAAAGGAAACCAAATGCAAAGTCTGCGGCAACTACTTTGTCAAAACAATAAGCTCAATGCAAAAGGTATGCTCACCTAAATGTGCGATTATTCTTTCGAAAGAGCAAGCAAGAAAGAAACGAGAGAAGCAAGATAAACAAGAGCGGTTAGAAACCAAGAAAAGAATGACCGCACTTAAACAAAAAATCAAAAGCCGCTCCGAGTGGTTAGATGATTTACAAAGCTGGGTGAACAAATTCATTCGATTAAGAGATAAAAACGAGCCTTGTATTTCTTGCGGAAAATATCACAAAGGGCAGTGGCACGCAGGGCATTATCGAAGTCGTGGAGCTTGCCCAGAGTTAAGATTTAACGAGGACAATATACATAAACAATGCGCCCCTTGTAACGACTGGAAGAGCGGAAACGCCATAGAGTACAGAATAAATCTAGTTAAAAAGATTGGTATTGAGCGAGTGGAATTTTTAGAACGACAAGACCATCCGCCATTAAAACTAACAATCGATGAAATCAAAGAGCAAATTAAAATCTACAAAGCCAAATGCAAGGAACTAGAGAATGAATAAATTCAGCGAACTACCAGAATTAGACTACGACCAAGTGCAATTCGTTGATAACAGAATGTATTCTTGGGGCGGTTGGATTAATAGCGGAAGATTGGATAAACCAGAGCTAAACATTCTCTACAAGTTAATGAAAAGCGTAGAGCCTAGAGATGAGCCAAGCAGTGCAATCTGCGATGATGAATTAGGAATGATGATAAGTGAACAGATTGAAATGTTCTTCAAGAAATACGATGAGCGGATGCACTTCATTCTTTTCTCGTATTACGTCCACAAATCAACATCAAATAAGATTGCAGTGAAGTTAAGAGAACGTGAAGAACCTCAATATATGCAGCCTTGTAATGGTAAACGAGACATTAGAATTCCTTGCTTAAAAACCTGTAAGCGTAGAGTTGAAAAAGATTTAGCCTTGATGAAAGCGATTATCTACGACATTCTAATCAAGATTGAAGTTAAATTAGCAATAGAGAGCGAGAAAAGAAAAAATATTAAAAAAATTCGATTTATATATTGACATACTTGTCAACTTGTCCTATCATATTTATATACGGTGGTCGCAGTGTAAGTATCGAACACCGAAATAAATTCAACAACACCCTGATCGGAAACGGTCGGGGTTTTTTATTGCACGAAATTCAATGAGTAACTAATGCAAGATAACGGATCGCCTAACAATGGCATTGACATCATAGCAACGGTTATTTCTCTCGCATTTTCAGGTTTAGGCGGTGTGGTTAAGTATATCACCGCAACACAATCAGCAGGCTCGCCTGTAAAAGTATCTTTCGTAGTCTCTAGCTTTCTAGTGGGGGCTTTCAGTGGAATGGTCGTAGCGTTTTTCTTAATGTCTCAAAGTATCGACACTTTAATGATTATCTCAATCGCTGGAGCGTTTGGGTATTTTGGCGTTCCTGCTTTATGGGGATTGCTTAGAGTTTTCTTCCGCCAAATCGGTGGTTCGGTTGATGATTTAAATCCTAACTACTCAATGAAAGACATCGAAAAGGAAACAAGCAGAAAACGCTCTATTCGTTACGATGACGAAATGCCAATCAATGACAACGAGGAAGATATTTTAATCGATGGCACGGAAAGCCAAGATGATGATATGAGACCAAGAGGAAAATGGAATGGGTAGAGAAAGAGCCGCAAGATTAGGAATTGCACTCGATAGAGTATTTGCCTGTTTCTTATTCGCAGGCTGTATAGGTTTGTCGGTGCAGATTTATAGCCAGAACAAGAGTTTGGAGCTGTTACAGGATAAGTACGACCAGACAGTACAGTTAGCAGAAGAGCGAACGAAACGGATTGATGCTCTTCGGGATGTGGTAAGTGATAGAAATGACAGAATCGAATTCTTGCTTAAAGAACAAGCAAAGGAGCGTAAGCGAAATGAAGATAAGCTGGATGGGATTAGTAAGATTGTTCTTTCAAGTAAATGTGTTCGTAGCGATGGTGTTAGTCGTACTGTTATCGACAGGCTGCTTAAATCCGAGTAAGCCAGTTGAGAAGATTAAGATTATCCGAGTAACCATTCCAGACAATCTTTTAGTGACTTGCCCTAAGCCAACATTAAATGGTGAAAAATCTTCTGATGTTGCTGTTTACGCTGTAAAGGTAACTGACCAATTAAAGATTTGTAACAGTCGAATCACACAAATTAAAAACCTAGTGAATGACTATGAACACGAAATAGAGCAAGACGCTCACAGTGAATATCAATCATTAGGGTTTGAGAAAGACAATGGCGATTGTAACGACAAAGGTCGAAGCAATGGCAATGGTAGAGGACGATAAAATGTTAATTTCCGAAACGGTATTCAATAGAGTTTTCCCAAGAGCAATTAATGGAATGTATCAAGCGATTGATAAATACATTGAGTTAGCAGGTTGTTTCAATAAGCAACAACAAGCGATGTTTCTTGCTCAATGCGGACACGAAACAGCAGGGTTCACAACATTAAGCGAAAATCTAAATTATTCAGCTGATGGATTAATGAGAGTTTTCCGTAAGTATTTCCCCAATCCTAATGTCGCTCGTCAGTATGAGCGTAAACCAGAAAAGATTGCAAGCCGAGTATATGCCAATCGACTTGGTAACGGACCAGAAGAAACAATGGACGGCTGGAATTATCGTGGTCGTGGTTTAATTCAAATCACTGGCAAAGATAACTATATCCGTTTCGCTCGTTGGTTAGGCGACACAATCAATCCGAAAGAAGTATCAAACAATTTAGATTTAGCTGTTAAGGCTGCAGTCTGGTACTGGATATTTAATGAGCTTGCATCTCTTGATTCTGTTCAAAAGGTAACAATCCGAATTAACGGCGGTACAAACGGATTAGATGACCGTTGTCGATTATTCCGTGCGTTAATGGTGGATTAATTATGAACAGATTAATTCTGATTTTTCTAGCGGTAGCAGTTAGCCTGTGCGGTTGGATTTGGTTTCAACACGGAACAATAAGTGACTTAAAAGCCAAAAACCAAACACAGGCTAACCTTATCGCAGAACAAGAAAAGGTTAATCAATCGCTAAAAGATACGATTGAGATAGAACGCCAAGCCGTAGAACAACAGAGAGTAATACACGATGAAATCAAACAAGCAGCACAAGATAAAATTCAAGCGGTTAGAAAGATTATTAAGACACAACCTTGCTATAGCACTCGTATTCGCGATGACGCTATTGAGCGGTTGCACTAACAAGGTTACTACAAAGACTGAATACATTTATCCGCCTCAAGCTTTCTTAGTGCCTTGTGTGAAAACTCCATTTATGGGTAACACATACGGCGAAGCGGTAGAACATCTAATCACTGTGAAAGCTGAGCGAGATATGTGTGCTAGCCAAATCACAAACATTAACAAGTGGATTGAATCCACAAAGGATAAAAAATGAAAATTGGTGACATTGTAAAACTCCGTAACGGAACATTGTGTGATGTAGTTTATGAAACATCATTCGGCAAATGGTTATTAGTTGAAAAGACCGAAACAGAAGAACCGCCATTCTCTCACTGGCATAACGCCAACGGTACATTCTACGCAGACGATGAAAGCCCACTAGATGTGGTAGAAGTGATTAATCTCAATTAAATAAACCTATTAAAAGGATTTCCCTATGTCAGACGTGAAAGAGAAATCCACGTCTGAGCGTGGATTAACACCTAAGCAAGAAAAGTTTTGTCAGTTATATATTGAGCTTGGTAATGCAAGTGAGGCATATCGACAATCTTACAATGCTGAAAATATGAAAACTGAAACCATTAATACAAGAGCTAAGGAAATGCTTAAAAAAGGTCCAATTAAGGTCCGTATTAATGAGTTGCAAGAATATCACTTAAAACGACATAGCGTTACAGTCGATAATATCATCGCAGACTTGCAAGAGTTGAGAGATATTTGCATGGGGCGTAAGTCGGTTGTAATGACAGATACAATCAAAAACGCACAAGAGGGCAAGATTGATGCTGTTAACAATCAAATGTTTGTCTTTGAGCCGACAAGTGCAAATAAAGCCTTAGAGTTGCTAGGTAAGCACTTAGGAATGTTTAAAGATAAATTAGATGTAACCACTGGCGACAAACCACTTCCGACAGTAATCAATGTGACATTTAGCGATGAGCCTTGATATTAAATTCCCGACAAAGTTTAGAGCGCTATTTGAAGATATATGGCGTTTTATTATCTTCTATGGCGGTCGTGGTTCGGGTAAGAGTTTTAATATAGCGAGAGCGTTAATTATTAGAGCTTACCATAATCCAACACGAGTGCTTTGTTGTCGTGAAATTCAAAAGTCTATATCTGATTCCGTTATTCAGATGTTGATTGACCAAATAGAGAGATTGGAACTTCAAAACTTCTTTGAGGTGCAGAAAACTCAAATCATCGGTCAAAACGGTTCAAGATTTACATTCGCAGGACTTAAAACAAATATCACCTCAATCAAATCAATGACAGGTATTGATGTTGTTTGGGTGGAAGAGGGTGAGAATGTATCAAAAGAAAGCTGGGATGTGTTAATTCCGACTATTCGAGAAGATAAGTCACAGATTATTGTGAGCTTTAACCCTAAAAACATTTTAGACGACACTTATCAGCGATTTGTAATTAACCCCCCAGAAAGATGCTCTTCTGTGTTGGTTAATTGGCAGGATAACCCGTATTTTCCGAAAGAGTTAATGGAAGATATGGAGCAAATGCGAGAACGTGACTACGAGCTTTATAGGCACGTTTACGAGGGTGAGCCAGTAGCTGATTCGGATATGGCTATTATTAAGCCTGTATGGATTGATGCAGCAGTAGATGCTCATATTAAACTTGGTTTCACTGGTAAAGGATTGAAGAAAGTCGGCTTTGACGTTGCGGACGAGGGTGTGGATAGTAACGCTAACGCATTTACACACGGTTCAATCGTTCTTGATATTGATGTCTGGAAAAATGGCGATGTCATTGATTCCGCTAATAGAACAAATCAAAGTGCGGTTAATTTCGGCGCTGATTTAATTATCTTCGATAGTATCGGGGTTGGCGCTGGTGTAAAGGCTCACTTCAAGCGCTTACCTAAAACAATTCAAGTTGAGGGATTTAACGCTGGTGGCTCGGTGGCTTATCCAGAGCGTGAATATATCAAAGGTAAGAAAAACCAAGATATGTTTTCAAATATTAAAGCTCAAGCGTGGTGGTCGTTGCGTGATAGATTTTATAAAACATATCGAGCAATCAAGCACGGTGATGTTTATCCTGATGATGAATTAATAAGCTTATCAAGCAATATCAAAGAGCTTGAATATCTCAAGGCTGAATTATCTCGCCCTAGAGTTGATTACGATAACAATGGAAGAGTTAAGGTTGAAAGCAAAAGGGATATGCGAAAACGTGGCATACCGTCACCAAACATGGCTGATGCGTTAGTGATGTGTTACGCACCAACAAAACCAAAATCATTATTGGATTTATAGATATGAAATTTTTTGACGGAATAGCATCGTTAGCGTTAAAGCTTGGATTAAAGCAAGAACAGACTAATTATGTTGCTAGTTCAATGCTGACTGAGAAACGTGACGAATTAGAAGCCTTATGGCGAGAGAACTGGATTGCAAATAAAATTTGTATCAAGCGCCCAGAAGATATGACAAGAGCGTGGCGAGATGTTTTCTCTAACGACCTTGATTCAGAACAATTAGATGCCTTCACTAAATATGAGCGAAGAATTAAACTTCGTGAAACGCTAACTAAAGCATTACAGTGGTCAAGCCTTTATGGCTCGGTTGGTTTGTTAATTGTCACCGATGCAACAAACTTAAACACGCCATTAAGACCAACTGAAAAGCTAAAACGATTAATCATACTGCCTAAGTGGAAAATTAGCACAACAGGCGAAAGAGAAACGAATATCACCGATGCTAATTTCGGTAAATACAAAGCCTATTCAATCAGTGGTGATAAAGAGCCATTAATCGTTCATCATTCAAGATTATTGATTATGAACGCTAACGATGCTCCGCTATCCGATAGTAGCATTTGGGGCATTTCAGACTTAGAGAAAATTATTGATGCGTTAAAACGCTTTGATATTGCTTCCGCTAACGTTGGTGACCTGATTTTTGAAAGTAAAATTGACATCTTCAAGATTGATGGATTATCCGACAAGATTGCTAGCGGCTTTGAGAATGAAGTGGCAAATGTAATCGGTGCGGTACAGGCAATCAAATCATCGACTAACAGCTTATTGCTAGATAAAGATAACGAATATGACCGCAAAGAACTCTCGTTTGGTGGATTAAAAGACCTTATCACTGAGTTTCGTAATGCAGTGGCTGGTGCGGCAGATATGCCAGTTACAATTCTATTCGGTCAATCTGTTTCTGGTTTGGCTAGTGGCGATGAGGATATTCAAAACTACCACGAGTCAATTCACAGATTGCAAGAATCAAGATTAAGACCGGTCTTAGAAGTTATTGATAGCTTAATTTGTGGTGAATTGTTTGGTGGTCAGCCTGAAGATTGGTGGTTTGAATTCTTACCTTTAACCGTTGTTAAGCAAGAGCAACAAATCAATATGCTGAACACGTTCGCAACCGCAACCAATACGCTAATTCAGAACGGCATTGTAACAGAGCAGCAAGTAGCGAACGAACTACGAGAAAGCGGTTTATTTGCCAATATCTCAGCTGATGACATTGAGGATATGAATAATGCTGATGAACTTGCCAGAGATTTTGAAGAACCAAAAGACGAAAGATAAGAAATTCAAAACGCTGAAAGTGAGCAAGAGAACGGAGCTTTGGTATAGACAACAGCTTAAGCAGTTAGTCAAAACGATGACCGATGATATAGAAAGGGCCATGCAACAACCGCAAGGCTCTTTTTTTATGGATGACGCAAAAGGGTTTCAGGCGATTAGCGCAAAAGCGCTGATGAAAGTATTGGAAAAGTACGAAAAATCAGACCGCACTTCGCAAGCTGAAAATATCGCAAATGGCTTTGTTAATCGAGGTAACACCCAAAACCAACAAGAAGTATCAAAGAACTTAAAAAATCAAACAGGAATTGATTTAAGTGCATATTTAGGCAATAGTCCGCGCATAGCTGAGAAAGTTAATGCGATGACAACTGCTAATGTTCAATTAATCAAGTCTATTAGTTCCCAATACCTTGACAAGGTGCAAAATGCAGTCACTCAAGCGGTAGTAAACGGAAAGCCGAATAAAGACTTAGTGCAACAGATTAAAGATATCGGTAAAACAACCGAAAAGAGAGCAATATTTATTGCTCGAGACCAATCTTCAAAGCTTAACGCAGCATTAACACAAGCAAGACATGAAGATGTAGGCATAAAAAAATACATGTGGTCAACATCGCTTGATGAGCGTGTGCGTAATTCTCATGCTGATAAAGAGGGGCAGATTTTTGAATATGCCAATCCTCCTGCGGACACCGGACACCCAGGACACGACTTCAATTGTCGATGTGTGGCGATTCCTGTGTTTGATGATGTTGTTGGCCATGAACCGAGAGAAGAAAGCGTTCGAAACGATGAAGATACTCAAATAATTGAGGAGCTTATTGGGAAAACTGATTTCAATTTGGCTAATGATAAATTGGTTAAATCGGCCGCTCAGATTGAACAATACAAATTAAGCAAAAAAGAATCTCTCTCAATCATTGGTTATACTGGAAGCTTCTACAAGCAATTAAATAAAGCACTAAGAAATGGTGATTTGACACCAAAAATATCTCGCTATGAAACATTGTTAAACTCTGCGCTCAACAAAATGCCACCTTTTAAAGGCGTGACTTATCGCACAGTTGATAAATTATCTAAAAAAGATTTATCTAAATATTTGGTGGGTGCGATTGTAACTGAATCATTTTTTGTAAGTTCGAGTGAACTTGAAAAAGTAAATGGATTTAGTGGTAAAGTGCAGTTTATAATAAATGGGAAAAATGGTCGAAAAATAGCTGATTTATCTTTATATCCTCACGAGAAAGAGGTATTATTTAAATCGAAAAGTCGTTTTATTGTGACTAGAGTGAGCGAAAAAGGCTTGCTCTGGAGAAAGATTACAACCATTGAATTACAAGAGATTTAATAAGATGGCAACTGTTTTAGATTTACCTATTGAGAAACAAAAAGAACTCGCTAAGGAATGTGGGTATCTCGATTTTTCGTTATGGCAAAAAGAAATCGGTAAATCATTGAAAGAAACAAGAGTGGCAGCTGATGAATTAGAAAATTCAACTCTATCTAAAGAAGAGGCCGCTCGAATGATTCGTGATTTACGAACTAACCCTTATGCTATCGAGTTTTATAGACGTGTAACGGATAATTATAATTTAACTGTTGAAGAACAAATCGCATATTTAGAACGCGTAGCAAAATAACAACCTATTCTAAAACCAAACCCCGAAAGTTAACGCTTCCGGGGTTTTTTATTGGGGTAAATAAATGCAATTTACAGATAAAACAACTCAAGCAAAAACACAGCGGACAATTACCAAAGACGGCTTTTTAGTCGTTCCTGCGACAATTTCTAAAGTTGGTGTTTTTGATTATCTGGCCTCTGAATTAGGTTTAAAAGAGGACGGAATTAAAAAGGTCGCACGGACAGAAAAATCACTATTTTCTGATGAAACTATTGAGAGCTTTGAGAACGCAACGCTCACAATCGGACATCCAGAGCAAGGCGTAAACGCTAAGAACTGGAAAGAGTTATCCGTTGGCGTTGTGCGTAATGTTAAGCGAGTAGGTGATGAGCTAACTGCTGAGGCTTGGATTTATGATGAACAAGCTATTAAAACCGTACAAGAACACGGTGTAGAACAGCTATCTTGCGGTTATGACTGCAATATTATCCAGTCAAGCGTTAAAGATGCAGACTTTGAGATGTCTCCGATGATCGGAAACCACGTGGCGATTGTGGCAAAGGGTCGCTGCGGTGGAACTGTAAAACTTGCCGATGAGGAAAGAACCGTTATGGGAAAAACCGCTAAATTCCTCGATGCGTTTTTAGGTGCATTCGGCATCAAATTGTCCGATGAGCAAAAAAAACAAATCGAAGAAGATGAAGAAACTGGCAAAGATGGTGAGAAAGCTCCAAAAGCTGAAAAACCAACTGAGCCAAAAGAAAAACAATCTGAACCCGAAGATAAAAAGGAAGAAGAAGTGAACAAAGAAGAGTTTGAAAAACAACTTAAAGCCAAAGATGCAGAAATTCAAGCATTAAAAGATGCACAAGCAAAACGTGATGCAGAATTAGCACAAGCGGCAATGTTAGCTGATGCACAATCTGTATTTAAAGATGTGAAATTCGCAGATAAAGCAAGCGTTCGTGAAATTCAAGAAAGCGTTATCGTTGCTCAAGGCATTTTTGATAAAGACGCAGCGGCTAAATTATCTGATGCTGAAATCTCTGGAGCGTATCAAGTCGCTAAAGCGGTCACTGCTAAATTAGCTGATGAACGCAAATCTTTAGGCAATATCTTATTAGGTGATGCGAAAGCTGAAACCTCACCTAAATTAGACTTCAACAAAACTTACAATCAATAGGGGTAATAAATAATGGGTTACGCTTACGAACAAGCTCCGGCAAAAGCTGGTGAATTAGGCAAAGGCAACTTTGCGAGTGCGAAAACAAGTGCGGAAAAAGTAACTGGCAAAGTAAAAGCTGGTGATTTTGTAGCATTAAATCCTGATGGTGGTGTAAAAGCGTTAGCGGCTAAAACCGATGTATTAGCTGGCGTAGTATTCGCAAGCACTATCCGTGATGAATGGAATGATGGTGAGCTTTGCGATGTAATGCACATTGCAGCAGGCGATGCGGTATGGGTAAACGTTGCAACTGGTAAAGCTGTTACACGTGGTAAAAAAGTTTACGTATTAACCGCAGGTGGTGACGGTAAAACTGGTGCAATCCAAGGTGAAACAGAAGCTAGTGCAATCGAAACTCCATACACCGTAATTGATGTTAAAGGTCAATTAGCGTTAATTTCTAAATTATAAGGGGCTAAATAGATGTCTTTATTAACTTACGTACAAAACGGTTTAACTGCTGTTAGCAAAGAAATCGCAGAAACCAAATATCCTGAAATTGTGTTTCCACAATTCGTTTTCGTTGATCAACAAACAGCGGTCGGCATCACTGAAAAACTTCACTATGGTGCAGATGAACACGGTTCTTTAGATGATGGCTTAATCACTACTGGCACAAGCACTTTAGACCAAGTGGAAGTTGGATTCACGCCTAAGCGTTCTTATATTGTGCCATGGGCTAAATCTGTTACATGGACTAAACCAGAGCTTGAACAAGGCAAATTATTAGGCTTAAACCTTGATACAGCGAAAATCATGGCGTTAAACAAAAACGCTCAACAAACTTTACAAAAAGTGGCTTTCTTAGGCCATGCGAAAGATGGCCGCTTAACTGGTTTATTAAACTCAAAAGATGTTTCAGTTCACACCTTAAAAGCTGCAGCAAAAAATACCAAAGTTCAAGAAATGGACTTCGATAAAGCAGTGGCTTTCTTCAAAGAAATGTTCTTGGCCGGCTTAGAGCGCACAAAACGCATTGAGGCGCCAAATACTTTCGCTATTGATGCGTTAGATTTGGCTCACCTTGCTTTAACTCAACGTGCGAACACTGATACAACTGCGTTAGAGTTCTTAACTAAGAGCTTATCTGCTGCGGCTGGCCGTGAAGTTGCAATCAAAGCGTTACCGTCTAACTTCGGTTCTCGAGTAACTGATGGCAAAAACCGTGCGATTGTTTATGTAAACAGCAAAGAACACGTAATCTTTGATGTGCCGATGACTCCAACTGTGTTAGAAGCAAAAGAAAAAGGTTTATTAGCTTACGAATCGGGCTTGCGCATGGCATTCGGTGGCGTGACCTTTATCGAGCCTGAATCTGCTCTTTATGTAGATTACTAGGAGGAATAAATGCCAACAATAAACGATTTTCGTGAACGTTATCCAGAATTTAAAGAGGTCGATGGTTTCCGCATTGACCTTTTTTTATTGGATGCACAGCAAGAAATCAGCCAAGCACGATGGGGGCGACTTTTCGAGCGTGGAGTGTTGGCATTGGCTGCTCATTTGCTCCGTCTTTCTCTTTGGGCGACAGAGGGTAACGGTGGGGCAAATCGCAATGTGGCGAGCGAGTCGGCAGGGGAGCTTTCTGTTGGCTATGCTGCACCGACAATCACTGGTACAGATGCAGACTATCAATTAACTGCATACGGTCAAGAATACTTACGATTGCGTAAACTCGTTGGGATAGGTGTGATGGTGGCTTAATGACTGTTCAAGTTACAGGTAATCTTGCGAAAATCAAACAGCTTATCGAGCAACTAAAGGCAAGTGGCGAAAAGGCTGTGTATGTTGGTTTTCCTGCTGAGTTTAATGAGGGAGTAGATGGTTCAGATAATTTTAATCTAGCCTCTCTAGCGGCTGTGTTGGAGTTCGGAAATGAACGGATTCCATCTCGCCCATTTCTTCGTCAAACACTGGCAGAAAATCAAGAGAAGTACACGGCGTTATTTGTAAAACTGTTTGAAAGCGGTGTTTCAATAGGTCAAATCTATGAACAAATCGCTTTAATTGCTCAAGGTGATGTGCAGCAGAATATTGTTAATGGGAAATGGACTGCAAACGCACCAAGCACAATTAAACGCAAGAAATCAAGCAAGCCGCTGATTGACACAGGTAAACTGCGGCAATCTGTAAAAGGTATCGTCAAATGAGCTTAATTAATCAATATCCTCGCTTTTTGAATAGCAAATTCAGCCAGAAAGTAGTCGTAAAACATCTACAAGGCGAACATTCAGCTATTGACTATAAGGCGGAGTACATTGAAGAAAAAATCACTGCAATAGTGATGCCAACATCGCCTAACGATGTTCAATTCTTGCCGGAGGGTGAGCGGTTTCTGCCAAGCATTAAAATCTACACTGTTAAGCCTTTAAAGATAGGTGATTTAGTAGATTATCTTGGTGAAACTTACAAAATCAAAACAGTGGGTAATTGGAAAGACTATGGATACTACAACAATATCGGCATTCGACATAGCCAAACTGCGAAAGTGGATTCAAGAGGCTTTGAAGTTACCTAAAGAGGCTGTAATCGGTGGCTGGTTGCCAGAAAATCCCCTGCCTGCATTTATTACGATGGATGTATTAAACACCAACGAAATCGGGCAGGCGACACGAGAATTTGACGGTAAACGAGAGCGTATTAGACAGTCAATGCGAAGCACTGTTAGTGTTTCTTGTTTCGGTAAAAATTCACTCGCTCAAAGCTACAAATTAAAAGCTATTTTCCAGAGTTCAGCGTTTCTTTCCTTTCTTAAATCAAACCATTGGGGTGTTATCCGTTTTTCTGATGTTCGCAACCTAACCGCTACGGTTGGGGCGGATTATGAAGAGCGTGGACAATTTGATGTGATTTTCAGTCATCATCACATTGTAGATACTCCGTTAGATCCGATTGAGAGAGTTGAGCAACGGACGAATAATAAATCACAAGATATAGGAGCATAAGCCAAATGGCATTATCAATCTCTAATATTGTAAACGTGCAACTAAATACAGTTCCGAAGTCTGCGGCTCGCAAATCTTTCGGTATCGTTGCATTATTTACACCAGAAGCAGGGCAAGCATTTAACAATGCTACTACACGCTACGTATATGTAGATAGTCAAAAAGATGTGGAAGTTCTCTTTGGTACAAATTCAGAAACAGCAAAAGCGGCTCAACCGTTCTTTGCTCAAAGTCCACGTGCGAAACAGTTAATTATTGCACGCTGGCAAAAAGAACAGGTAACAATCAACGCAACAAGTAATGCACTTAGAGGTGCTACACTGTCTGATGGTTTGAGTTCATTTAAGGCTGTAACAAATGGTAAGTTTGCTATTACGGTCGGGTCAGAAATTAAAAAGTTAGAGGGTTTGAACTTCTCGAAATTAGCTGACTTTTCCGCTATCGCTAACGCCATTCAAACAAAATTAACGCAGCTTTCTGTTGCTGCCAGTGTTACATACGATGAAGTTGGAAATCGTTTTATTATCACCTCAAATACATCTGGCGTAAGTAAGGATACAGAAATTTTCTACGCTATCAATGAGGCTGGTAATGGTGATTACATTGGTGGATTGCTAAAACTTGAGGACGGCCAAGCCACACGAGTTATTGGTAAGGCTCAAACTCAATTTAAAGCCGAGAAAGTAGAAGAAGCTCTATTTAATGTTGCAGAAGTTGAAAACAGTTGGTACGGGTTCACATTTGCCGCTCAATTAACAGATGAGCAAATCGAATCAGCGGCTAAATACGCTCAAGCTAATGATAAGTTGTTTGGTGTTAGCGTTATCAAGCCAGAGCAAATTGAATGGGAAAGCACAAATGTTTTCAAAAAATTATATGATGCTAAATTAGATCATACTCTTGCTGTGTTTGATAAAAATGATATGTATCCTGCATCATCTGCTTTATCTCGCTTGTTGTCTGTAAACTTTGCAGCTAATAACTCAACGCTTACACTTAAGTTTAAACAACAACCAACAATCACAGCTGACGAAATCACTGCGACAGAATTCGCAAAAGCGAAACGACTAGGTATTAACGTTTACACTTACTTTGACGATGCGGCAATGCTCGCAGAGGGTACGGTAATTGGTGGCAAGTTCGCTGATGAAATCGTTATCCTTGACTGGTTCAAAGATGCAGTACAAAAAGAGGTGTTTGCTCGCTTATACAAATCACCAACTAAAATTCCTTTAACTGACAAAGGTCAGGCAATCTTAATTTCTGCGGTTGAAAAAGTTTGTTTAGAGGGCGTAAACAATGGAGCGTTCGCATCCGGCAAATGGACAGGTGATAGCTTCGGCAATCTAAAAACCAATGATTACCTAGAAAAAGGCTATTACATTTGGGCGGCTCCAATGGATACGCTTTCCGATAGCGACCGTGAGCAGCGTAGAGCAACGCCAATTCAAACTGCGGTTAAATTAGCTGGTGCAATCCATTCAAGCGATGTGATTGTAAACTATAACCGATAATTAATAGGGCTGGGTAATCCAGCCTTTTTCTTTTAAGAGGACAAAATAATGGCAATTTTCGATCCAAAACAGGTCGTGGTGTTACTTGACGGGAAAGAAATTTCTGATTGGGCAGATGGCTCGGATGTTATCAGTGCAGTGAATCAAGTTGATGCAGGTCAATTAGTTATCGGTGCAAACGGTACGGGTGTTTACATCGCCAATCCAGACAATTCCGGAAAACTAACACTTAAGATTAAGCAACACTCTGCGGATAATGCTCATCTTTCAAAACTATTTAATCAACAAAAAAGCAGCATTAAGACATTTTTACCTATCACTTTATCAATCCGTGATTTGATTAATGATGATGTTGTTACCGCAACAAAGGGCTATTTTACCACTCCAGCACAATATGTTCGTGGTAACGGTCATAATGCTACAACATGGACGATTGTTTTTGAACAAATGACAATGAACTTAGAAAAAGGCGTTGAATAATGGAACAAGTTAAGCAATTCACTATTGAGGATGTAACTTACACAATGACACCAGCTAATGCTATGTCTGCGTGGACTGCGTTAAAAAACGCAATGAAGCTGCTCCAATCTGTTGATTTATCTGCGTTAGGCGATAGCAAAAAGTTGGGCGTTGGGGTATTGACTACGGTATTGGCTAATTTGGGCGATTCAAGCATTAAAGAGCTAGAGAATATCGTATTAAGCCACACAGCTTGCGAGCAAGACGGTCAAAAATATCGCCTGTCAGAGCGTTTCGACAGCCATTTTAATAAACATCGAGGTCATCTAATCACTGTATTGAAAGAGGGGTTAACCTATCAATTCGCTGATTTTTTTATCGGTGGGGGTGGATTGCTGAACAATATTCAAGGCAATCTCAAGGCGTAGAGAATCAAGCAGAAAGCAGAGTTGATTGGTTTGTGTTTACGCCAATCATCAAGAATCTGTGTACGCTGAATGAATTAAGATCGGTTTATTCAATATCCGATCTTATTTCTTTCCACGAGGTAATAGTGGAATTAAATCAAATGGAGCAAAGCAATAATGCTATTAGATGAATTACTGATTAAGATTGGTATTGATGCAGATAGCCAAGCGATGCGAGAGTTTGAGCAATTCTTAAGCTCCGTCAGCGATGGCACGGAAAATGCTGTCGATGGTTTGAGTTCATTCGCAAAATCAATAGAAGATATTGTTAGTAATGCAACGGCTCAAGCAAGAGATATGCCAGAATTTGCTGAATTCTTCCAATCTATCGAGCAGCTCCAACAAGAAACAGCAAATCTTTCTCAAGATGAATCACTGGATGCTTGGGTTCAAAAGCTAATAGAAAGCGATCAAATGTTGTCGGCATTTGGTGAGGATTTCATTAACAATAGTGCAGAGCTAACAAGAGAATTACAAGAAGCTGGACTAAGTGCGGAACAGGTTGAATCTGTAATAAATAAACTAAGCACGGCAATCGAGCAGAAGAAAAACTCTGTTGATTTGGACAGCAAAGCTGTTTTAGCAAATACAGAAGCCACAAAAGAAAATGCTGATGCTGTTAATGACTTATCTGGTGACCTTATTGAGCTATGGGCTAACAAATACGGTGCGGATGAATTAGTTCAGAAGTTCAACATTTTAGGCGTAAGCATTAACGCTGCAACATTAAAAGTTGCCGCATTTGGTGCGGCTTTCTTAGCTGCAACCGTTGGCGTTAAAAACTTTGTTGATGCAAATCTTGATGCACTAGATGAGATTAAACAGTTATCAAATGTAACTGGCGAATCAGCAGATCAGATTTATCTTTTAGGCAAGGTCGCAGAAGTAAACGGCTCTTCTGCTCAGGCCGCTCAATCATCAATCGAGGGATTATCTCGAACAATCGGTGAGGCTGCCGCTGGAGTTGGTCGAGGAGCTAAGTCTTTTGAGCAGTATGGATTAAGTGCTAAAAAAGCCAATGGAGAAATAAAATCATCCAGCGAGCTATTCGGTGAAATATCCGAAAAAATGCAGCAAATGAGCAATCAAGAGCAAATAGCAATGCTTTCTAAGCTTGGTATTGATGGCTCTATGATTCAAATGCTGAGACTTGGTAATGAAGAATTAGCCGAACAAATTGCTCTAGCCGAAGCTTTAACGCTTGGTGTTGGAAATGCTGAAAATGCTGAAACCGCAGCGGCTTTCAAGGATGCTTTAACGCAGGTTTCTCAAGTATTCACCGCAATAGGCGAGTACGTATCTTTGCGAGTAGCCCCGTCAATTCAACGATTAGCAGAAAGCTTCACAAAATGGTTTGTTGAAAACAATGACTTTATTAAGTCCATATTAAATGGGTTTAGCAAGGTTCTCTCGTTCTTGTTTGAAGTGGCTGGTGCAATTAATAGCGTTATTGAAAGCACTATCGGCTGGAAGTCTGTGATTATTGCTCTAGGCGGCTTGATGTTGTGGCTAAGTCGCAGAATGTTATTAGCGTTTGCGACAAATCCGATAACTTTAGCCGTTGGAGCTGTTACAGCCTTATTTCTGCTCATTGATGACTTTATGACATATCTTGAGGGTGGTGAAACTGCTCTTGGGGATTTCTGGAAGCCTTTCGCTGACGGCTGGCGAAGCATTAAGCCTTTACTTGATAAGGCTAAAGAATGGGTTAAGAGCTTTGCTAATGGATGGGATGATGCGTTAGATGTTATCAAGCCATTAAAAGGCGTATTGACTATTATTTGGTCGGCTATCGAAAGCATATACGGCAGCTTCTCAAGATTATTAAAACAAATCTTCGGTGCAACAAGTGCGGTTGATGAGTTTGGTAATAATGGTGAATCTGTCGGCAGTGCGTTGGCGAGTGTGTTTAACTTTGTCGCTCAGACTCTTGAGGGACTTTCTGGCGTTATTGCAGTTGTTGCGACGGCCTTATCGTCCTCATTTGAGGTAGCTATTTCTGCTGTAATTGGCTTATTTAAAATGCTTGGTACGGTGTGGGATGGCATTGTTTATGGTTGGACTACTGGCGATTGGTTAGGTGCTTTTAAGCGGATGTTCTCTAAAATGGGGGATGTCGTGCTTGGTGTTTGGGATAACATTAAAAAAGCAGCTATTGAGTTTGTTAATAGTTTGATTTCCATTGTCAATAAGTTTGGGGCGGGGATCGAACCGATAGAGATACCAATCACTCAACGAGTTCAAACTATTGGCGAAAATGTTGGCTCTGTCGCATCTTCTGCGGCTGGGTTTGCTCAAAGTGCTGCATCAATGCAAAATATGGTTCTTGGTGCTTCTATGGCTGCATCTTCTGGAGCTAGTCAGCAGACCACAAACACAGATAATAGTCAAAAGAACAGCAATAACAAGATAACCATCACACAACACATTCAAGGCTCAGATAATCCTAAAGCCGTGGCAGACCAATCGGCAAGAGCAATCAATAATCAACTATCAACAGTTATAGGTTAAACATGGCTAATTTTGCTCAAGTGTCCAATAGAAATATTGGGCAAATTACATTTGATGCTATCACAGTCGAAGATCATCAATCTGACCTATCAATTACAGAGAATCCGATTGAATCTGGAGCTGCGATAGCAGACCATGCCGTCATTCAACCAAAGAGAGTGACAATAAATGGCGTAATGGTAGATCACGACCATAGCTCATTTAGCGGAAGCATTCCTTTTCTTGGGAATATACGAGGAGCTTCCGATTTCCTTAATGCTATACCGCTTCCAGTTGATGTTGTAACTAAAACAGCTCAAACGATTGCTAAAGCTGGACGAGTGATTAGTCAGGTCGCAGGAGCTTTCAATCAAGTTAAAAATGCGTTTAATCAGGTGCGTTCAATCGCACCTTTTTTGCCAGATTTTGGGCTTGGCGGACTACTAGATAGCGGAGTCGGCGACAGTCGAGTTCAGAAGTGTTATGCCGATTTAGTGGCTTGCCAAAAATCAGGTGAAACAATCGACATTCAAACAGGCATTCACCTGTATGAGAATATGATGATTGAATCAATATCCGTTAACCAATCACAAGACGGAAGTGCAACATTTACGATAGCGGCAAGGGAAATATTTATTGTTGATACTCAAACATCAAGCTCAAGCGGCGGCGGAAACAGTAACGGAAAATCTGGAGCTGGAGGAAAATCAACAACAGCAGGGAAGAGTAAGAGCGGAAGAGCTGCAACGCAGTCAGCGAGCAAAACACAACAAGGAACAACGCAGCCAGTAAAATCTATACCAAAGAAAACATCACATCTTGGAAATGTGATAGGAGTTAGGAAATGAGGTTAATCCCAGTTACGCAGTCGCCATATCAAGAACAAACATTTGATTTTAACGGGCGAAAAATAAGACTAACTCTAAGATTTAACAGTATAGGCGAATTCTGGGCTATGGATGTTTATGAGCCAGTGACTCAACACCAAATCTGTCAGGGTCAGGCGTTAGCTTGTGGAGTACCTATTCTGTTACGCTCAACTCAACCATATTTCTTTTACTTAGAGGATGAGAGCGGTGCTGATTTAGATGTCATGGCCGCAAGCGACTTAGGCACAAGATGCTTCTTGTATATAGGGGCTAAATAATGAAACAGTTTGGTCGTCAATGGAAGCTTGATATTAGCAATGATAGCGAAACAGTATCAATAGAGCAACTACGGGTCGCATTTGAAATTGATAAAACAATCAATGAGAAACCTAACCCTGCGAAAATTCAAGTCTGGAATCTAAATAGAAATCACATCAATAAATTATTAAGCCAAGATTACAAGAAAGCCGCCTTATCAGTGGGCTACAGCGAATTAAGACAGATTTACTCTGGAGACATTACCAAAGTTAGAATTCAGAGAGATGGATTAGACTTTGTTTTAACGCTTGAGTGTTCTGACGGACACGTGGCTTATACGCAGTCCAGAGCTAAAACAACGCTTAAAGCAGGGGCAACAGATAAGCAAATAGTCGAAGAAATACAAAAAACAATGCCAAAGGTGCAGGCTGGAGCGATTGATATACCAAACAAACGACAGCTTCCACGTGGGAGGGTTTTAAATGGCGATAGTCGTGAGGTGTTAAATAGAGTGGCAAGAAATAACAATGCTGACTGGTCGATTCAGGACGGTTCTTTAGTGTTTCTCCCAAAGGATAAGGTTTTAAGTGATGAAGCCGTATTAATATCTCAAGACACAGGAATGATTAACGCTCCAGAGCAAACGGATGATGGACTAGAAATTACTTGCCTACTTAATCCGGCTCTACAAATTGGTGGATTAATCAAACTTGAATCAATCATTGAGTATTTTAATGGCGAGTACAAGGTTGTTAAATTGGCACACTCTGGCGATGGCATAGGTGGCGACTGGCATAGCAAAATGACTGTCGTGGGCGGTAAATTTCAAAAAGTAGATGGTGGAAAAGGTGGTAAATAGATGAATTATAGTCAAACACTAGCAACACCAGAAACAGCAGCAGACCAGCAAATTCAACAAGCACAATTAAATCTACACACTGCGTTACCTGCTAAGGTGGTGAGTTTTGATTCAAGCAAGCAAACAGTAACGCTTGCCACACAGATTAAGATGAAATTAGCTGATGGCAAAGATGCTGATATTCCGGCTCTTGTTGATGTTCCAGTTAGTTTCCCTAGAGGCGGTGGATTCGCTGTTACATTCCCATTAAAAGAGGGTGATGAGGGAATAGCGATATTTTCCGAGCGGTGCATAGATGGTTGGTGGCAAAATGGCAGTGCATCAGCACCTCTTGATTTTAGGCTGCACGACCTATCAGATGCGATGTTTATTCCCGGCGTTTGCTCAGTTCCTAGAGTTATTAAAAACTTTTTCAATGACGGGCTTTCGATGCAAACGCTTGATGGTGGAACGTATATTCGGATAAAAAACGGGACAATCTTAATCAAGGGAAATATAGAGCATCAAGGCGATACAGCACAGAAAGGCAAGCATAGTTCAACAGGAATCATTTCAAGTGACACTGATGTTAAGTCGGCTGGAATATCTGGGAAATCACACAAACACACAGGCGACAGCGGTGGAACGACAGGAGTGCCACAATGACGGTTAGAGTTAGACGAGTGGATAAAAATCACGATTGGACTTTTGGACAAGGGTTTTCAAACTACGCAAGCGAATCAGAGGCTATTGCTCAAAACGTTCAAACTAGACTTTGGTCGTTCACTAATGATTGGTTTTTAGACCTAGAACACGGTTTGCCGTGGCTGGAGCAAATGGGGCGAAATGTTGATTTGTCAGATTGGGAAATCAGAATAAAACGCCATGTATTACAAACTGATGGAGTTGTAAAGATAACTGATTACGAGGCTATTCTAAATTCAGATAATCGAAAAATTGAAGTGTATATCACTTATCAAGATATTTACGGGAAAGAGCAATCGGCAAGCTATACATCATAGGGGTAAATCATGGCAACACTAACGGAAGAAGGGATTAAGATTGAGAGATTGGACAGTATTGTTTCGACTCTTGAAAATGGCTTGCGTCAAATATACGGTCAAAATATCGACTTATCACCAAACACTCCAGATGGGCAAGTTGTTGGATTACTTGCTCAAATTAGAATGGATTTTGATGAGTTAGCTGAAAATGTATATAGACAGCTAGATCCGGATGTGGCAACTGGTGCATGGCTGGAGCAGCGAGTGGCATACGCTGGATTAATGCGTAGGGGTGCTAATTACAGCTATTTAAGGTCAGTGGCTTTAACTGGTGAGCCGAATACAAGGCTATATTCTGGGATTGTAGTTTCGGACACTCATAAGGTTAGATGGGTTCTTGCATCTGATGTCACACTTGATTCAAACGGTTCAGCACGAGCGGATTTCAGAAGTGAGCAGCTTGGAGCATTTAACTTAGCAAAAAACACAAATTTAACCATTGAAACAATCACTCTTGGTTTGATTAGTGCAACGACTCAAGAAGATGCAGAGGTTGGCATTGAAGAAGAAACAGATATTCAGTTAAGGGAGCGTTTCTTGTTTAGCCGTACAAAAAACGCACAAAACTCAGCAGAGGCAATTAATGCTAAGATAGCCGCATTACCAGATGTTAAGCACGTCAGAGTGCTTGAGAATAACACAGGACAAAGAGATTCATTTGGTGTAGAGCCTCATTCGATTAATGTCATTGTTAATGGTGGCGATAGTAATAGTATTGCAGATGTTATTTACCAAAACAAAGGTGCAGGAGTAGGACTGCAAGGTGATACACAAGTTACGCTCCAAAGGGATAACGAACAACGAGTAATTAAATTCGACCGTGCGGCAATGGTTGATATTCAAATCTCGATGCGATGCGTAAGATACGAAGATTTTACTCAAATTAACAAGAGCGAAATTACCGAGCAACTAGCGAAACAGGTGTTTAATATCGGTCAAGCAGTTTCTTTATCTCGACTGTATTCACCAATTAACCAAGTCGGCGGCTTCTGGGTTAAGGAATTAAAAATCGCACGAAAAGATCAACAGTTGAAAGCTGAAAACGTAGTACTGCAACCTCGTGAGATTGCTAGGATTTTACCAAATGATGTGACAATCGAGGTGGAATAATGCCTTACTCTGATTTAATAATCTGGCAATACAGAGGGAAACCTAAAGCACAGGCGACAATTAAGCTTTTTGAAGATGTTATCGCTAAAGGGTTTATTGATTTATATAAACTACAAGATGTTCTCAACATTGAAACAGCAACAGGGCATCAATTAGATTTAGTCGGTAAGCATGTAGGGCAGTTTAGGGTAATCAACGGTTACTATTTGAGAAGCTTCTTCGGTTTTCATACTGCTCAAAATGCCATGCCGTTTAGTAAAAATCGACAAGGCGGCGGACAGTGGTATCGCAGGCGAGATCCTTTAGCTGACTCGGTTGTTCTTGGGGATGATGATTATAGATTCCTTATTAAATGCCGAATAATAAAAAACTACCAAACAGGCACGCTACCGAACATTATCGAAGCGTGCCGTTTTATTTTTGGCGATGGCTGCCGAGTTGTAGATAACTTAAATATGACGGTTTCTGTGAGCGTTAAAAGCATCTCACTGACGGATTTCACACGATACGCAATTCAACACTTGGATATTCTACCAAGACAAGCTGGTACTAAGATTACATTCCACATTGAATAGGAGTAATAAATGGCATTATTTAATAAGCCAGATGAGAAAATTTTCGCCTCTAATGCAAAACAAGGCGAAGTTAATGAATTCCCAGATGTTCCCAGAGGTTGGGGGCTTTCATTCGACCAAACTGGCGGTATCCCTCCTATGGAGTGGTTTAACTGGCTATTCAAAAGAACCGATGAGAGATACGGCTATTTGATGCAGCGAGGACTCCCTGAATGGTCGGCTACTCTTGATTATCCAGAGGCGGCTTATGTTCAGTATAACGGGCTGAGTTACAAATCGTTAAAAGCAAACAAGGGCAAGCTTCCTGATGAGGATGATTCTATTTATTGGGTTCGCTGGGGTGACTCAATGAATATCAAAAAAGGGTCAATCAATCAAGCTGGGATTGTTCAGTTAAGCTCTAGTGTAATCAGTAATAGCGAGGAATATGCAGCTACATCAAAAGCTATTAAAACAGTTCGAGATGAAGCCGTACTTAAAGCTGGCGACACTATGACAGGCACGCTAACAGTGCCAAACGTTGTTATTAATGATCCTACAAATAATAATAACTCATTGCAGATTGGCGATGATGTAGTGTTAAGAGATATTGATATCGGTGACACGATTGCGTTGAAAGGAATAAGTAATCCGAATTCTGGGTTTATTTCATACGGCAACGGGAAAAGATTTGGGTTTGATGGATATAGATTTAGATCTGATTCATCTATATTCACGGATAATTATGGATTTGGCTCGTATGGCAATCAGTACAACTCAAACGCTCCATTCATGGTTGAAGAGGCTGGTTCATTAAATAGGGATGCATATCACCCATTTATCAAAGGGAGAGTTAGAAGAAATAATCAATACGGAACAGCATTCTCTTTTGGCTATACCACAAGGCAGGGAGATGGTGACGGATTCGGGCGAGGTATTATTCACTTAATTGAAGATAATGGAAGCAATAAGGTATGGTCTTTTGAACACAGTGGCGATTTCAAAAGTGATGGGGACGTGATCAGTGGAAACGGCAGAGGCTTAAATTCTGCGTTAATGGAGCATATTTTCTACAACTTTAGAAATAAGTTTCAAATGGCGGAGTATTCTGGCTATGGTGCTGTTTCAAGAGTTTTCAGAATTCCTATCACAGATAACAGAGGATTTAAAGTGTATGCTACTGAGGTTTCTCTCGGCCCGAATCTTGGAGGCACAACATTGAACCTAGCTGAGGCATTACAAGGGTTCAAGGTTGGTGTTGCAACAAGTGCTGTTGGTGGGCAAAAGAGAGCTTACGCTGTAGAGTTTAATGGCGACAATAGGGTTAATATTTATACAGATCCTGTGATTGCCACACAGAAAATAAGTTTGATTCTAATTGGCGAGTACTTCTATTAAGGATTGATTATGTTTAAACAATTTAATATTAAATCTAAAATTTTCGATGAGCCGTTTGCAGTGATGGCAGAAGATGGGGAATATACTTTTGAGACATTTGGCGAAGATTGGTTTCCTGTCAATTCTCAGGAGGAGGTTAATTCAATCTGGTTAAGTGTGACAGGTGGCGGTGAGGTATGGGTTGAAGATGGGGTGATTAAATACTCTGGTGCTGCTCCCACTGAATATCATTTCTTTGATATGAAAACGAAGAAATTCAAGGAATCACAAGAGAAAAAAAATAGTTTCTTAACATCTAAAAAAGAAGCCTTACTTACCTCTCTGGCTGATAAAGCGGATAAAATTAAAAATAGCTTGCTCGTTGGATACCCTCAAACCGAAATTGAGAGTTTTTATCGACAAGAGAAAGAGGCTTTAGCGTGGCAGGTAAATAATAAAGCCGACACGCCAATGCTTAAGCAGATTGCACGCATCCGTAATATTCCTTTTGATGTTTTGGTACAAAAAGTGCTTGAGAAATCAGAGCAATTCGCCCTTGCTGTTGGTGTGATTATTGGGCAAAGACAGGCGTTTGAAGATCGCTTGTTGGCCACAAAGACACTAGAAGAACTCACCACACTTGAAAAGGAAATCGTAGAATGGAAATTCCAAGTAAATTAAAACTCTACGCTTATCACAATCTAATCGCTTTAGACCAGTTATTAAATGCCTTAACAGGCGGAGCAGCAGATGAAACGTTATCAAGTCGCACCTATCGTGGTGCGATTTTAGTTTCCAGTCCAAGAAAACGATGGACAGTGCTTTATCGTTTGATTAATTGCTTATTTAGAGATGAAGAACACTGCAAAACAGCGTATGAGAGCGAATTAAAAGGCAGACAGCACGACAAGCGGTTTAGCCAAATGCGTAAGGGGGCTTAAATGTCACAAACCGACATTATTCTTTATCGAGGCGATGATGAGGAGCGAAGAGTTCGGATTTATGAGAAGCAACAAAATGACGAACTTAAACCATACGACCTAACCAATATTAAGCGGTTGGACTTATGGGCTAAAGTTAGAAGCCATACTGTAATTTCTCTATCTAGCACAGATGAAACCATTAAAGTTGTAGATGCAGAGAATGGCGTAATTTTACTTAAATTTCACCACGATTTAACGAAATACGCCATTTGGTCAGAAGCAAATTACGACTTACAAACAATATCCAACACGGGGGCGGTTAAAACGGTGATTAGAAACGCACTTTTTAAACTAGAGGGCGATGTCACACCGCAACCGAATGAAGAAGATGTGTAAAGATGAATTAGTAGTAATTATTGAGCCGCCTCAAGAGATTGAGGTGGTAATTGAAAAGGTCGAGATTGTCAAATTAGGTGATGGACAATGCGACCAGAAAATCCCAACCCTCGAAGAATTGAAAACTTTTTATAATATAGGAGCTTTATAAGATGGCAGCACAAGAATTTCACCAAACCCTCACAGCATTTGCCGAGTTCGTAGGTGAGAAAGATAAGGAAATTACTAAACTTATCGGCAACCTAACAACTTTAAGCACAACAGAGAAAACAAATCTAGTTGGTGCAATCAATGAATTATTTCAATCCGTAAGAAGCCTATCTGGTAGTGCGGCAGGCATTAACGACAGTGCGACTAACGAAACTTCAACGCTATCCGCCAAGAAAATTCTTGAGCTTTTAGCACAAGCGAAAGCTGATGTTAAAAATGATCTTTTAGGTGGTGAAGTTGAGCAAAGCATTGACACTATTAAAGAGTTAGGCGACTTGCTCAAAAACATTCAAACTGGCGAGGACGGCTTGAATAAATTAGTTCAAAAAGTTACACAAACCAATCAAGCCTTAACACTTCTGACAGGTAAATTCACAACGTTAGACGGACTTAACCTTAAAGAAGCGTATCAAAGAGGATATAACAGATAATGGCGCTTGATACAACACTTAATCAATTTGCCGAGTATCTAGGTAGTGAGGTTAAACGAGTTGAGGGATTGATACCGACAGGGGGTAACACTGGCGGTCAATCTAGCAACTCGCCAATAATCACTGGTAACGGACGACCTGACAAACCTGATACAACAGGCGGTAAGATTACAGGTAATGAACCGAACGGAACTGTTTACAGTTCTTCAGACGGTGATCGTGTTGGGGCATATTTATGGCAGAAACGAAATAACAAATGGGATATTGTTGCAGGTGATACAGGCAATCGGATAATGAAACACGCTATAAATATCAAAAGTGGATTTGTGTATCTTCAAAGAATAAACAATCTTGTAATATGCTCGTTCACAGGTGGGGCTTGGAGTTCTATTTCCTTTTATGGCAAAAATAACTCAAATTTCAAACGGAAATCTCACGCTAAACGATTTGATCTTTTAAGAACAAATGGAATACCAGTAGGTTTTCGCACTCCTCTAGCATTTATGTTACCGTTTTATGATGATAACGGAAATCAAGTAGGAATGGTTTATGTAGGTGGAACGGGGAACTATAACTATATTGAGTTGCGATTTAAAGAAGATGTGCCGACAGAAGATCTTGATTTAATGAGATTGCCTGTTATAACTTGGGTAACAAGCGAGCCATTCCCCGAAACCCTGCCTTAATATCCATATTGGCATAATAGATATTTTGAAACATCCGGATGTCTTTACGCAT